TGCCCTCTCTAAACTGTCTAAACTCTCAAATTCGAAATTCGTAAGAAAACTCTGCGAATCTGCGAAATTCTGCGAAAAATCGTAAAGTCATCGCGTCATATCAAGGGGTGTTTTTCTATTTCTTTTCTTCCTTAACAATGGTAGAATAACCATCCTTTTTCAGCTTCTTTTCCATTGCTTCGGCGTTTTTCTTTTCGCGGAATGCGCCAACCTGTACCCGGTAAATGGTATCTTTTTTCGCCGGAGCAGCCGCGGGTTTTTCTTTGATGTATTTTTTCCCTTCCGCTTTGCAAACTCCTTTTGCAATCGCCTCGCCAAGATCATCCACATGATTGACAATCCACTTAGCAAGCGTTGCGTTATCGTGGAACTCACATTCAATATAAACAGCGGTTGCAGAAGTAGCGTTCAATTCTGCAAGATCAGCGTATTCCCGCACACCGTAATCTGTCTTGCCGGGGCTGACAGCTTGCACTGCATTATAAATCGGAGTCGCATATTTCATGTTATTAGCATCTTTAGAGTACACGAATACAACAGTTCCCTCTCCACCACCGGCGTTGGTATGAATTGGAATGTGAAGATCGGATCCCCATTTATTTGACTCTTTGATGCTATCCCACATGTCTTGACCTTTTTTAGCTCGTTTAACCTCAAATCCGTTTCGTTCCAGGTGCTTTTCCGCTGCCGCCGCAATCCGGTTGCACTGCTCCATTTCATTGGTATTCTGGCCTTTGTACAGGTTGCCATTCTGATTACTCGGTGAGAGATAAATTTTCTTTGCCATGCAATTACTTCCCTTCTAAATCTTCAATTCGATGATTGATTACTTTGATCTGTTCCTCAACAACAGGAATCCGTTTTGCAAAGTGGTTGTGTTCCCGCACCTCACGGGTCAATTCTGCAATTTTGACCTCTGTCACCTTCTGGCTGGTTTTAATCCCGGAAAATACCCCGATTGCAGACCCAATGAGCGCCAGCCCTCCGGTAATCAGTGCTACAAGAATATCATTCATCTCACTTCTCCCCGTTCGGTTTATCGTATTTCATGGCGTTGGCGGAATCAGATAGTCCGGTTGTAGTCGGATCGCCGATCAGATTCCAGATTGATACAAGCACCGATACCACGATTACGGGGTTCTGTACAGCCTGCAGCAGTACATTCCCAAGCGCCGCCCAGCTGGTCACATCCTCCCAATTAAGCCCCAGCGCGGCCAGCATCGGCAAGAAAATGGCTACTGCGAGATTCGCCCAGAATACCGGATTTTTGAATCGTACTTTCCAATTAATTTTCATCGTATAATTCCTCCATTTAAATTAATCCTGTAATAGAAACAACGGTTGCTGTGTCAGTAATTGAACCCGCTGCACCATTAGTCATGGAAAACGCAATTTGAGAATAACTTGCAAATGTCATGACATCGTCTGAAATCGTAAAGCTCATAGCCGAAAGCCACATGTTTGAAGCGGTTGAATACGATCCGTTTCCGGTAATTCTATTTCCGTTTTTCCAGAGAAGCCACGGCGTTGCGCTTCCGCTCGGGTGCATTAAAAAGAGATTGTATTTTGAAGCACCAGGCACATTAACGCTGTTTCCGGGGGTTAAACTCAAGCCAGATGCAAGCATTTTTCCTATTTCAAGATTTCCTCTTGCTTCTGTCGGTGAGCTTAGTCCTGCAAGCGCCTTTGAAAATATGTCTAAAATACGCATTGCAGAATTGAAGTCTTCCATTTGTGGTGGATCTGATAAGATCCACTGCGGAAGATTTAGGTTTTCCGTTGTTCCTGAATAACTCATATCATGTTTTCCTTTCAAACAATAGAATGCCGTACTACAATGGTAAGCGCAAACTCTCCCATTGGATTTGACGAGGATTTATCAATTCCGAGCGGAAACTCTTCAATCACTCTGTTTTCTCCCGTAACAGGATCCGTAGAACGAAACCATCCTGAAGAAATATATTTTTTCAACGCATTTGGAAGTACATAGTATGTTGCTGTGATGGAGTCCTGTGTTGTGATCGGATCGGACTGCAAAGAAATAAAATCTGTTGCTTCTGTACCGTTTTCCAGAAGTGTTACAAACATTCCCTGATCAACTACGTTTAACAGTATGGTATCGTTTGCAGTTCCGTTTCCTGTCAGGAGATTAATTATTTTTTCCTTTGCCCATGGCAACAAATAGTTTCCCAACGTCTCCCACCTCAATTCTAAGTTTTCAAAGCTTCCCCATGATGAAATATTTTGTTGGAATAAAATCCACGAAGAATACGCCGCTTCCAATAGTGCCCACGTAAATACCGTGCCACTTCCAGTTGTGTATGCTGATATTTGAGTTTGAATCGATATATCGTCTTTAATGAAAATACCGTCCGCAGCTTCGTAATCACCTCCGAAAGAAAAAGTGATTTTCTTCGGGGTGTAGTACAACGTCAAAAATTTATCCCGATAATGAATGTTTGACGCTTCCACTTCGGTCTCCCATAGGATGGAGTCGTTTTCAAGAACAGTTGTTGCTGTAGTTGCTGTGATAAAAAACATTTCCGTGATCCCGTAGTATGGCAAGTTTATAAAGACGTTTTGTCCTACTTCCCATCCCGGTGTTAAGGATTTAAATTTTATTGTATGCGCCCGTTTGGCATTGTTCTTTAAAAAGGCATCCGCTGTTAAAGCCGCATCGCTGAAATTGGTCAGATTCCTATCCTCATAAAGATATTCCACAATTCCAGAACCGCCGCGCTGGTTTTTGATTTCCTCTGCGAGGGCGTTATCTACCAGACGTACATATACATTTACGACAAAAGATGAGGAAATTGAAATAAATCCTTGCTTTGTGTTTGTGTCAAGCCAGGTATACCCGTCTTTCATTTCAATTTCGTTTCCGCCATATGAGGTGAGCGCCTGATAGTTTGCATCATCGTCATGCAATCCCTTAAATCCAACCCGTACTTGAGATGGAACGCCAGCCGGAAGCCCAGTGGAACAAACTTGCGCAATCGTTCCGGATATGGATGCAATCGGATATTTGCTTGTGATTACTGTGCTTGATGTCCGTTCCCATACGCCGTCTACCGGAAAAAGATCCGTATATCCTGATGAAGCAATTCCAGAACGAACAGGCGCAGAACTGCCTTCTCCTCCGACGACACGAACGGCAGAATACAAAGTGTATCCGTCCCGTTCAACCTCTACACCGTATGCAGAACTGTTTCTGTCGATAATCTCCGGAGCAGAGTTGTCTGCGCTTTTCGCCTTAAAAAGAAACTCTCGTGTATTGGTAATCCTCCAATATGCACCGCAGACGTCCGATAAGGTGTTAAGCACATCATATAATTTTTGTCCCCATAGATAGGATGGCTCTTCAAGAATCACGTTGTCGAATCGGTCAACCTCTAAAATAGAGATTCCCTGTGCTTCAATCCGATAATTCAGACCGTAAAATTCTCCAAAATCAGCGCTGTACCATGCATCCGAAGGATGATTCCCAAGCAAAATTTGTGTTACACTTGCACCCTCCGGAAAGCCTAAGTCTGCAAAAACTGTGCTCATAAAATCTGCATTTGATGCAATTGTCAGATCATAGACACGAAATACCAAATCAATATTATCTATCGCCCGCTGTTTTGCAGAGAGGATCGTACCCGAGAAAATATAGCTCCCCCTTTCTTTGATTTCGATGTAATCAAATTCTTTTAATGGCGCCTGTGATATAGGGATCTCCACAGAAAGCGCGGAAGAGGTAACCCGCGCCTCCGTGGTGGAGAGCGATCCACCTATCATAGGGGAAATGTCGTTACGCAGATTTCCGTTGATATATATTTCCATTTACTTAAACCTCCGAGTCATAACATCGTCATACTGATGCCGCGTAACGTTGTCGGAAATCAGTTTTCCGTCCAAATACACTGGGGTCTGTACGACAACGCCGTCTCCACCTTCAGCAACGTATCTGGATGAAACGCCTTTTCCGTTTGCAAGATCAAACAGCGTCTTTTGCTGTGCCTGTGTTAGAACCATCTCCCCGTCTTTTAACAAGGCGGTTCCTTCTCCGGTTTTAAAGTCTACAATTCCGCCGGCATGAAAGCGAGGGAGTGTAACGGTAGGAATCAGAGAGATTGCAGGAATGCCTATTGCTCCGGTAATGGCGTTAATACCCTGGATTAGAAGGTTTATAATCCAGATTGCTCCGTTGATAACGGCCTCTACAATTGTGGGGATCAGATTGAAAATGCCTTTAAAAATACCGACGATTCCGTTCCATGCCTGTTCCCAGTTGCCGGTAAAAACACCAACCACAAAGTCAATTACACTTCCGAGGATGTCCATCAACCCCTCAATTACCGGCATTACTGCCTCAATTGCAGATCCGAGAACCCCGCCTATTAACTCTCCAAGTGTTTTTATAATAGGAGAAAGCGCGTCAAACAGAGGAGCAAGAGCGCTCAACAATTCTGAAAGTGGAGGAAGTAACGCGTCAACAAGCTGCATCAAAGGCTCTAAAAGCAGAGTTAAAAGATCCAGCAAAGGTGGAAGAATTGCGTCTAAAATATCGATAAGCGGTGTGATTAAAGTGGAAAGCAGGTCAATAAATACCGGAAGAACCATTTCGATGATTTGCATCAAAGGTTCCAAAATGTGTTGAAACAGCTCAATCAGCGGAGGCATGATCTCTGCAATCAATGCAGCTAATGGTTCCATAAGCTGAGTAAACAGATCTAAAAACACCGGAAGGATTGCATCGACAAGCTGCATCAGCGGTTCGAGAAATTGTGAAAACGCATCTATCAGAACCGGCAGATTTTCCTCCAAGGCAGGTAGTATATTCTGGATAACCTCATCCAGAAGAGGAATCAGTGCTTCACCGAGAGGGATTAGAAGAACCTCTACCGAGCGCCCAAGCCCTTCCAACATGGATCCAAGGTCATCATATTTGACCTCTTTCATCTTTTCCAGATCTTCAGATGCGGCGTATGCTCCGGTTTCTATATTGGCAAGCTGTGTTACAACATCTGGACCAAGATCTTCCCACATGGTTCCAAAAAGATCCACGCCTGCCGTGCTTTGCGCAATTGGATCCTCCATGCTTGCGATGGCGGAAATTGTTTGATCAAAGGCTTCCTTTGCAGAATCTCCTCCAGCGGCAAATTTTCTGGACATCTCGTCAGCATTTAAACCGATAAGTCCAAAACCTTCCGCAGTTGTATCTGATCCGTCAATAACACGGATAGACATTTCCTTAACGGCGTCTCCGATTTTATCCAGATTCCAAGCTCCGGTTTCCGCGCCTTTCTCCATGATTTTGAACATATCATCAGCGTCAAGTCCGACTTTTGCAAACTGCACGGAATATTCTGAAATGCTGTCAAGTAATTCTCCGGAATAGTCAAGTCCATTTTGTGCCCCGGAAGCGATCAAAGCCATCGCCTTGTCGCCTTCAACCCCAAATTGATTCATCATGGCGCTTGCCGCACGCACAGATTCGTTTACATCATATCCAAATGTATCACGTAGGGTAAACGCGGACTCTGTAATATTTTGAAGGGACGCCTGGTCAAGATCTCCCATCTGCTGTTTAACGGTAGACATCGCATCCGCAATATCTTCAAAGGAATCCCCGTAATTATTAGCATAGATGCTTTTTAGTGTATCCTCATAATCTTCCAGCGCTTCCTCGCTGGTATCGGTGGACGCTGCAAATTGATTCATTGCCTGGTCAAGACTTACCGCTCCAGTTAAAGCCTTTGTGCCAACTGCTACCGCAGCGCTACCAACTGCGACAAAAGCAGTTCCTACAGCCTTTCCAACTTTTCCCGCAGCTGCTCCGAATTTTCCAAGCTTAGAGCTTGCTGTTTTTTCCGCAGCATTTAAATCTTGATCAAGATTACTGTCATCTCCTCTAATTTCATAAATGATCTCACCATCTGCCAAAACGATCACCTCTTTTGCAGTGACGTTATCGGCACATCATGGCACTACTTAACGCTTTTTTTTATTATATAAATTTCAAAATCTTTTTTACAGTTGCGCCCTTTACAGCGCACCCAAATACCGCGGCTGTATGCACCTGGCGCAATTCTAATTGGCATAACATAACCGCAGTATGGACATTTTACCTGTATCATTTTGCCAGTCCCTCCAGCATCAGAACCATAGAGCGGAGCCCCTTCGCATACTGTTCTTCCTGTTCCTCTTGCGTATATTTAATCCGGTACAATGCTTTCAGGCGCGCAAGATTTCGACGTTCTTCCGCGTTATATTTTGTCGGCATTGGAATCGGTCTTGCGCGAATAGAAATGATCTGCATAATTCTGGTGTCATCAGACAACCCTCCAAATAGCTGTACAAACTTCCACCAGTGTAACTCCCGATCTTTACCGAACAAATCAATTCCATAGCACTGCCAAAATCCAGCATAAATATATGCCGCATCCTGTTCAAAATCAAACGTGCGCGGGCCATCAGTTTTTTGCGCTCCTGTGTCTACAAAATTTTTAAAAACGGCCTCATATAATTCGACTCGTCTTTTCTGTGATAAAAACCGCAGGGCGGCCCGGTTCCTGATCAGAATGAAAAGGCACAGATCCAGTTTTTCATAATCATACAGAGAGGAATCAGATAACACCTGATAGCATTGCAGAACCCTGTAAAACCCAGTTCGCAGCCGAAACTTCATGCACCCTACTTTCACACTGTAAACAAGCGGATCATAAAGATTTTGTTTCATCTGAACCGACGCTTTATTTGCTGTTTTCTGGCTTTTGCTACCTGTTGAAGCGAGGGTGAAACGGAAGTCTGGATATACGGGAACAGGTCCGCACACATCGCAGTGTAGTCTCCGTCATAAAATCGATCAATTTTTTCAACGTTTTCCTTTCCCAACAGCGTTTCGAATATTTCCACCGTGACCTTTCCAACAGCTTCCAGAATTTGAGTTGACATAGGATCTTTCTGTCGCTCTTTTTCCAAATTAATCAGCCGGATTTGTAGTGCCCGAAACTTTTGCAGAAGCACAGGAGAAATATCAATTGTAATATTCAGGATCTGGCTGTTCCCATTCTCGTCTTTTAATTCGAGCCGATCTGTAAAAACCTTCTTTTTTTCAAGTGTATACATAGCTACCTCCTAAAAGAAAAGAGGGGCATTTGCCCCTCTATATGTTAAGAAATCGTCGGTTTTCCGTCGAATCGAAGTTCGAAGGAAATTGCGCTGTCGTCGGTAGAAGCACCAGAAAATTCCTGAATGTTGCAGATCGTGCAGTTGCATGAAATCGTCTTTTCTGTCGATCCTTCTGTATATGCAATTTTCAGCTTGCTTTGCCGGTCTGTGTCAAGACTGTATTTTTTTCCAAAAATAAAATCTTGAGCAGTGTCTCCCATAACGCGGCGCCCGGTAAATGTATAAGCAGGCGCCATGCCTGTAACGTGGTTTGTAGCAAAACCCTTGTCCTTCAGGAAGAAAAACTGTTGCACAACTTCGTTCAATGCTTCCGCGATATTATCAATCCCGTCAGCTAATTCCGAGTACATCTCGGCTTCCGAAGATCCAGACGTTAGAATGGACGCTTCTATCCCGTATGTCGTAAAAAGTTTTCCCATGTTTTAATCACCTCGTAAAAAAAATCGTACTCTAAGGCTTGAACCATAGAGCCATTGGCTGTTTGCTTCACGTCCGATATAGATCGGAGCTCCGAGTGTGGAAATATTTGTGATTTGAAAGTTCTCCGCTTCAGGATATCTTTTCCGCCTTGTCAGCACTCTGTGAACTTCTCCCAAAGCAGCCGATACGGATTTTTGATCACAGTGCTTTCCATTTAACACTGCAGTCATAGTTACTATCGCGTTTTTGTTCATAAATTCATTAAGAGAAGAAGCACTCCAAGCAATAGAGATTCCGTTATCCGGAGGCATAGACCCAATTACAATATCAGAGTATGTCTGTGCAGCGTCAGCAAGTTCACAAATAGCCTCCAATACATCATCGTATACGCTCATCGACTCATCCCTTCCGAAAACAAAACTTGAGCTTGTTTATTCCACTTCTCTCCGTCTGCCGCATGCGCCTTTTCGCACCACATTAAAGATGCATCCGGGTTTACATCTTTTGACGGTATTCCGGTGTAATAAACCCTTTTAGCATATGGCGTTTCCCATACTAAAACACCGTTATCCAGATCACTGTGCGAATAGCTTGACGAGATTAAAGCACCCTGATCCTGTCTGCAATATTTATTGCAATCTTTTAGGATTTCTCCGGAAAGCATTGGCAACCCGGCTCCCCAAGCTGTCTGAATCCGTTTCCGGATCGCGTTTCGGTCGCTTTTTATTGTTACTCCCATCAGCACAACCCCACTTCATAGTGATGCAGACGACCGTCATCATACAGCGGTTCTATCGAAACAATCCTGTAATCATTTTTTGAAAACGTTATTCTCTGGCCTTCTGTAAACACTGTGTTTTTAGGCTGACTGCTCCGACAATCGAAAAAAAGAACAGCAGAAAGTTGCCTTTCAACGTTATCCTTCCCGATCACAATTTTAGAAGAAGGTTCTACCCGTACATTTGTCAAAGCAACAGATTGTTTTTCTGTTTCATTCTGCCAGCGATCCGAATCCATTTGACGCAGAACCGCAGAGTGAATCAACAACCGACGCGGAATAGGTGACGTCATAGATTGCACCCCCGATACCAGGCATTAATGAACACGATATACATGGAAATCAGAGGAGACGTGTCAAGCGATAAAATAGAAGTGTCATTAGACGATGGTCCACTATAAGAAAACTTCCCGATGGTTGCACCGCTGTAGCGTGCGTCATTGACACAGGAAATACCGCCTTGTGCATCTATATACTGAACCTGATATGCGGTTGCGGCTTTTACCCGATCCGCAATTTCCTCCGGCGGAGAGTCTCCGATCTGGTAAAGGCAAAGCGCGTTTACCAAACTGGAAGCATATTGTTCCAAAGTAGTGAAATTAGAGGGCGCGGTGTCCGCGCCCGTAATTTGAATATACTCATTTTCGGAAATGTACACCACGCTCACCTCCTATACACATTTTTAGCCACCGGAAGTGGCCTTTTTCTTGATCAGAACCGCAGCCGCTTTCGTGATCTTGTGCGCATAGATCTTGCGGCCTTGAATCGCGGAAGCGCCAATATACTTGCCGGAGCCATTAAGATCCTGCATATGAACATCTACACTCCATTCATTTACGCGGGTACACCAATCTGGATGGCCGACGATATATTCTGTGGTAGCGGAAAGTGTTGCATCCTCATAGATCAGGAATCCGGCAATCTGTCCAAGCGCGCCGCTCTGTTTCACCGCGTCTCCAAGATCGGAAGCCGAAATAAATTCTGGGCTTTTCAGAATAAGTGCAAATACATCCGGATGAACCAGTGCCCATCGCTTCCCATCATTCGGAATTTTACTTTTTGAGAGCTGAGTCCGGGCATCTACAAGAGATTCATACACCGTGGATTTAGTAAGCGCAGTAGTCGTTCCGAAGGTGGTGGCGTTTGTCTCCAACTCCGTGGTGGCATCGGTATCCACCTGCAGTGCAAGTGAATACCCAGCACTGTCCAGGCGATCCGCAACGATACCGTCCGGGACCGCTGCCGCGTCGTATCCGTCTACAATTTCATTTACCGCGTAATCCTTATTGATTGTTACGGTAAGGTAAGACGTCGCTCCGGAAGTTGCTGTGGCTCCGGACGCTTTGTCATATGCGGACACGGTGACCTCAGTATCACGTACCGGAACCTTTACCGCTCCGGCTTTTGGATTTCCTTCGTATCGGTTATTAAAAATGACTCCATCCTTTTTTACAAGGGTATAACGCAGTTTTGCGTCAACAAGATTAGAATATCTGTCCTGCAATGTATGTGCCATGCTGCACACTCCTTTACTTTAATTTAATTTCTGGATTTAGCTTTGAAAAAGCCGCCTCTACTCCGGATGTTTCTCGGTGTGGCATCCCGTTTTCAAGAGAAGCTCCCCATGCACCCGGTTTTTTAAACAGATACGGCTTTTCCTTCTGTAAGGTCTCCAGCGACTCTTTGACTCCGGAAACGGTTCCTTCTGCGTCAATTCTTACATTTTCTCGGTTCATAAGAAGCAAGGCGGCATCTGCATCCAAAAGGCCCATTGATGCACCAATGCTTTTTGTTTCAGCTGAAATCAAAAGATTATTTGCTTTTTGAATCTGCTGATCAATAATCCGCTGCTGTTCCGGTGGAAGTTGCGCGGCCCTCTTAGCCTTCTCTGCTTCGAGAATCTGTGCAATTTCAGCATCTGTCATGCCGTACTGTTCTGCCATGGATTTTACAATCCCGGTTTCAACACGCTTATTTCGACTGTCCAACGCATTCATCAGCGCGTCCGCAATTGCCTCCGGGGTTGCATTATTCTGTTGAGAAGAAAGTGCGTTCTGAGCTGTAGTTTCGGTCTGCTGGCTGTCAAGGTTTTCAATGTTCTCCATAAAGAGGTACCTCCTGTTTTAAGTCTGTCTGACTATTTGTGTCCTGTTTATTGCCCGGCGGCATTCCATGCACAGTTTTAAGCCATAAGCATGTTTTGGGCATGAAAAAAGCAGCCTTTTTTGGCTGCCTGCTCCTGATTTTAAAAACGAAAAAACCGCCTGAGTCCAAAGCGGCGGTTTAATCAAATTCGATTTTATCACAAATTTCCTTCAAAGGCTTTCCTGCAATAAACGGTATGTTCATCGCGTCCTCAACATTTTGAAATGTGCGCTCCGAATCTCCATATGATATAGAAATATCCGTCCTTGAAAATGGACAAATAGATCCTTCCACGCCAAGGTATTCGAAGGTAATGTCCTGCGTTAACCCGTTTATCCAGTTTTGTAATTCTTTTGCGCTCATAATATGTCTGCATGCTCCTTTCTTTCCAGTTCTGTCAATTCCCTTGTGTGCCGTCCAATAATTTTCCCATCCTTCCAAATGATATCATGTGCGTGTTCTCCGTGTTTCCCAAAAGGATGGCGCTTTGGATTTGAATGTGGGCCATTACTTATTTGCGTTTTTTGTTTACTGTTGTCTCCGTATATCATTCGGTCACGTTGCTTTCCGCCCATTGACACAGTGTCAATTACCGCATTTGGCTTGTATGTGTTGGGAAGATGAGCATGCTTTTTACTCGTCCAATCATCTGTTACAATAATGGTTCCATCTGTATTATAATGGATCTTGCTATATTTTTCAATCTCTGCTTTTGCTGCACGATTCGTTTTTTGCGCTATACTCCGGTTAAATCCAAACACCTGCTCCCGATCCTGCCTGCGGGTTCTTCCGGTATTTGATGTAAACTGATTTAAAGCTTGCTGTCTTGTCTTTAATCTTGAAGATGCTTTTTGGAAACCTTCCTTGTCGTCCATTTTGCTAAGCATAACACATTCATATTTTGATGCACGAACCTGGCGCTCGAGATATCGTTGCTTTTGGCTTTCTGCATAGATCTGTTCGCTTTCCTTTTTGGGATATTGCCGGTAGGTCTGTTTTGAAAACCCAGGAATAAAAGCGTCAATCCGATGTCCACAATTAATGCCGAGAAGTCCGTCAGGTTCACCGTAACTTGTACTTCTCCATGGGCTAAAATGGATCTGCTTTCCGTCAAGGTCACGGACATATCCGCTCTTGTTTGACAGTGAAAACAGCCTTGCCTGGTATGGGTAACACTTTTTCCTTGCGCCGGCATGGCTGCTAACTTCGACAATATCATTTCCATAGTCTTTCATTCGCGCAAATTGCGCTTCATGGGCGGTGTTGTTTATCGTCGTGCGAATGTCCATGTTGAGATATGCTTCTGGAGACCACTCGCGCCCTGCTTTGTCTACAAAGCCCGGTATTCCTTTTTCAGAAAACTCCTTAATGCATTTCCGCAAAGCACTTTGACGCGCTTCTATACCTGTTGCAACAGACGCTGTGTGCTTTCCAAGCACCGCAAGATATTCTTCGCGGTTTACGATATCTGCTGCCTTATTTACGATTCCGGAATATGCATCCCGCGCTTTATACCGCATAACGGTATTAACAAGGTTCAGAGTGTCCCTCGCCTGGTTTTGAAACTGTGTCAATGTCTGAATAATATTTTTGCTTACAGGGATTTCAACCGCAGAATCCAAGTATCCCTTTTTTGCTGCGTTTCTTAAACCAGGTTCAATTTCATCAATTGCGCCTCCTGCAGCCCGTTCCAGCATAACGCGGATTAGTTCCGGCGCGTTTTTCGTCATGTGTGCGATCGTCTTTACGTTCGCATCGTCAAGCTGTCCAAGCTGTGCAAGCTTTTTTAAGCGCCATTCATTTGTGCTTGTAATTTCGTTATATGTATTAAGCGTCCTTGCAATATTTCGCATTAAATCAATTGTAAGAGTTTCGTACACAGATACAACAGGTTGAGAAAGAACACGAATTACACTCGGAGTCATTCTTGACCGCCGCCTTCGTTGGTGAACCAATCATCCGGAGTTCCAGACAGCATATTCTCTGACTGTATTTGTTTCAATTCCGCCAGAGCTTCCTCTTTCGTGCAATGGTTGATATTCATAATTGCAGATAACTTTGAGCGTAGCCCCGATCCAACCAGATCAATATTATCATTTTTGATAGACTGCGAATCCTGAATAATGGAATCGTCGAAATCTATGGAAACCTCTATGTTCTGATCTTTTCCAGTTAAAAAAGCAATTGCACGGGTAAGCTCAGTTAGAGCTTCTCCTAAAACAAGTTCATTCTTTTTTAAGTTTTGGAAGAGCTCGCTTTTTTCACTGATTACTTCGGTAGCCGTTTTTACGCCGTCGTTCTCGAATTTGAACCGATCGTTTCCAAGGCCGCATTTTTTTGAGGTAATATTTAAAAGACGCTGTAACCCATTCTCATGTTCCGTTGCACGGATGGTCGGATTCAGTTCCCTTAAATCATTTTTTCCATTCTGGCTTTGCTCATACACATAAAATAAAGTGTCGTTTGGATCGAAAAGAGGACAGGCAGTTCCGTCCTTTGACATCTCGATCCTGGCCATGCTCATAGGAACGATTACCCTTTTCCTTCCGAGAACAAACTCGTTCATATAGCTATCAAAAACAAGATCAAGCCCCTTTAACTGATCAATAGCGTTTCCATAAACAGACATTCCCATAGGGCAGTCGAGCTCTTTATTATTGACAATATTAGGCCGAATGATCTGAAATAAAGGGCGTACATATCCGGTGGTAATTATTGGTTCAATCCCAGGAGGAAGGGGGAGTGTGTCTCCGGTTTTCGCATCAATATATACATTTTCAATAACATTTTGTCCGCTTTGGGTTGAATGTATCTGGATGTAATATGCTTCTTTTCCGTTACACGCAACAGGGAGAGAAAATGCGCACTCTTTGATTCTGCCGTGCGTCCATGACAGCGGATAAATCATGTTCCCTCGAACGTAATAGATTACCGGAAGTCCATCAATCGTTTTGTTTTCCACAAAGGCGCCAGTTCCAAGCGCATAAGCAATTTCTATCAGGTTATTTGCGCAGCTGCGAAAGTTGTTGTCCCGAAAAACTGAATGTAGAATTTCGTTAAACGCTTCATCCGGTGTTGTAATTCTTACCATCTCATTCATCAGGAGGTTTGCATGCTCCTCGCAAACTATCTTTGCCATACCAAGGCTGTATCGACGTACCTTTGTGTATGTCGATCCGTTATATACATTGTAATTATGGAAGTTATTTACTTCACCCTCGTACCACTGCATATAGGTATCAATATAGTTATACCAGGTAGAAGAGGGGATTCGGAAGCCTCTACTTTCCAAATAACTGCGCACAATTCCATTTTCCACTTTGATCACCTCAATGCCATTATGTCGGACATATACGCCTCTGTGCTGTATTCAAGCGCGTCCAAACTGTCTATGTTATAGGTTCCGTCATCCAAACGTTCGTCTTTTCCGGCCTTGCTGCTCCATGCTGCGGTAGATAACGATTCAATCACGTGTGGACAGGTGCGTAGTACAGCAAATCTTCCGGAACCGATCAGAGCACAGTAAAAACGAATTCGTTCGTTAATCGGTCCTTTTTTTGCGTTTTTGATATCAACACGAAGCCCGGCTTTTGAAGCAGCACGCCGGAGGCCTTCAATTAACACCTGTTCGGCACTGTCACAATAGATTTCATAAACCCTGTATTTTTCCTTGCAGCGTTTCACGAAATTAACAAAATCATTTTCGAGAACCGCGGGAGAAATGATTTCTTTTCGGTAATATTCATCAAGAGTGACAACACCTTTCCAGCCCGGCAAGATTCCGTTACAAACAAATGCATGCGCAGACCCGTTTCCTCCAAAGTCAACACCGATAGTTGCAATATGTATTTCCGGCGCTTCATCCAGCAAATAACGGTTTGGATCATCTGCAAACTGACTATATATAACACCCTCTGCGGCTTTCCATAGACCGAGAATAAACCGGTCATAGTAAACGGTTCCGGCATATTCTTTTTTCATTTCCGAAACTGTACTGGCCGGAAGCATTCCGTCGTCTATGATATAACTCTGCTGATAAATATCCGCATCAGAATCCAGAAACTTTTTAAACCAATGCTGCGGATTGTCAGGGTTGCACGTGCCGTCAAAGCGGGAGTGATTGCAGCGCAGACGGCTTTTCAGCATCTGGAATACATCTTCCGACCAGGTTGTGACTTCATCTCCGTACACATATTCAAAGGTCGCGCCCTGAATCCGCGACACGTGTTTTTTATTGTCCGCTCCCAGCGCATATACCTTTTTCCCAAATATCTTTACCGTATTATCGCTGCTGATCTCTCCCACCAGATCAGGCGTCCAGACTTCCCGCATCGGGGATAAAATATTCCGTTCTAGCGTACCCTTCGTGTTCCCTAGCAAAACTAAAAGGCCCTCACCGCGTGTGGCAAGGATCCGTTTCGGAATTACAACGGTATAATCCACAAAAGATTTCCCGCTGCCAGTTGCGCCAGTTTTGACGTTCCACCGATGAGAGCAATTCAAAAGATATTCTTGCTGTTTTTTAGTCAATGGCATCTTCTACACCCTGCAGCAAAGTTTTTGCATTTCTAAGAATTTCCATATCTCCCTCAAAAATCGGCTTATCGCGCCAGCGGTCGGCCAAGCGGTTTTTAAGCCAAAAGCAGCATGCGCCTACGTCTGGGGAAACGTGACGTGTGACGACTTTTTCTTTGCGTCCATCTTTTACGCTGTTTTCTACTGTGGTTTCAACATAATCATAGCCAAGCGCACGCTTCAGCAATGCGTTTTCGACCTCCAAGTCGACAACTTCCCGGCCTTTCTTAACCGCTGCGTCAATTTGCGGATAAGTTTTACGCCAAATGAGCAGCGTTTTCATGGTAATCCCCATATTGTGCGCTATTTGATCGTACGATAGTCCATTGCGCGCCCAGCCTTGTACCAGTATCAAATTGTCGTCTTCAAGCCACTTTTCATATTTGACTTCTGGCACAAATTTCACCACCTTCTGGCCTATAAAAAAAGAAGCCCATTTAGCTTCTTTTTCACAATAGTATTATATCTTAGTGTCGTGGCCTTATCGCATCACTGTTTGTTTTTTTTTCACAGAATTATGACAAAAACTATATTTCCATTTAAGAATTTTCGCAGAATTTCGCAGATTCGCAGAGTTTTCTTACGAATTTCGAATTTGAGAGTTTAGACAGTTTAGAGAGGGCAAAGACTGTCTAAACTCTCTATTTTTAAAGTGTATAGAAATTATTGCGAATTCTGCGAATCTGCGAAAAGCCTTTATAAAAGACCATAATTTTTCGCCACTTGGCGTACAAATTCGCCGTGGAGCCGTTTAGCCTGAGCCTCCTCATACCCGACGGAATAGCCTGCTCCCACAACGGTGTGCGTGCCATCCCAATAAACCAACCTTATCATCGTCAAAACTTTTTGGTTTTTTGTCTGGCTAATTGCTGTTTGTACGGCATCAAATTCTTTTTGCATTTTAGGCGGCAAAGACGCCAACGCAAGATTTGCAGTAGTATCAGTGGTTTTTCCTTTTCCATTTGGTAAACCGGATATTTTTGGGGTAATACTCGGCTGCTTAATCTCACACAGTAGCTGCTTATATTTAGGATAATCTCGAATCATCCAGCGAACATATCCCCACCAACGATATTTTGGTTTACTCATTTGCTACCTCCTTAATTTTTGCGCGCAAAGCTTCAACAAGCGCGTTTTGATTTCGTTCTTTCGTTGCTAGTATGCAATCCAGCACTCTTTCGTCATATGTTCCTTTTGCTATAAGAAGCTGTATTAAAACGGTATGCTTTTGCCCGGGTCGATGAAGGCGCTTGTTTGCTTGTTGGTACAATTCTAAGCTTGTCGGCAGCCCAAACCATATGATGATATGTCCGCCAAATTGAAGATTCAATCCATGCCCGGCTGACGCAGGATGTGCGACTAACATTTTTATTTTACCGCGGTTCCATTCATCAATAATGCCAGGCTCTGAAATGTCTCGTGCATCTTTAAACCGCTCTAAGATCCTGTTTTTTTCATGTTTGAACATATAAAACAATAATATATTTTGGTTGTTTGCTTCTTCTACAAGTTCCTCCAAAACATCTAACTTCTCACTGTTGAAAATGTGCGCTTTGCCATATTCGTCATAAACAGCACCGCCGGACAACTGTAAAAGCTTATTCGTTAGTACTGCCGCTGTCGGAGCATCGATATCACCCTCAGTAAACGGTAAAATCATATCGCGCTCAAGTTTTTTATATGTTTTCATAGATTTAAGTTTGAATTCTCTGCGAGAAAAGATTCTTTCCGGAAGTTGTAAGTAATCAGAGGATTTCATACTAACGCATGTCGTAGCAATCAGTTTATATATTTCTTCTTCTGCGTTTGGTTTTGGCTTCCAAGAATAAACTATATTGCGGTTACGTTTATCAGGCACAAAAAATTGATTTCTAAAACCTGTTAATGTTTTTCCTAACGACATTCCTTCATCGAGTAAAAACATTTCAGGCCATAAATCAAGCAGATTATTCGGCGCAGGGGTTCCAGTTAACCCGACAATTCGCGTAATATATTTCCGCACTCGTTTCAAAGCTCTAAATCTCTCAGCTTTGCTGCTTTTAAAGCTTGATAGCTCATCGATCACCACAGCATCAAAAGGCCAACGTTGCTTATAATATTCAGTAAGCCAAACCACATTCTCGCGATTTATAAGATAAATATCTACATCTTTTTCTAACGCACTTAACCGTTCTGCCGCAGACCCCAACACGCATGTGTAGGTCAGATCACTTATATGATCCCATTTTTTGATTTCACACGGCCACGTTTCTTTTGCAGGGCGTAGCGGCGCAATAACTAAAACTTTGTTTATCGCAAAATAATCGTATTTTAATTCTTTTATAGCGGATAACGTTACAACTGTTTTTCCCATCCCCATGTCAATAAACAATCCAGCGAAGGGATGGTCAATGATAAATTGCTTTGTAAATCGCTGATAATAATATGGTCTAAATTCCATACGCGCGCAACCTTTCGACAAAATTATCAAAATCAGATATTCTCCAAACCTGACATCCGCGCTTTGATAGTTCCGAATGTACTTTTTTCTGGCGTGGGCTTAAACCGTCAGCCGTACCTGGTTTTTTAAATTCGACGAAAATTATTTTTCCTTTTGGTAAAATCATGATTCTATCCGGCACGCCTGTCCAGCCGGGGCTTACCCATTTAAGAGCTAATCCTCCGCACTGTTTAACGAATCGACATGCTTTACTCTCAAGTCTGCTTTCTTTCATCTGTAAGTTTTTCGCAGAATTTCGCAGATTCGCAGAGTTTTCTTACGAATTTCGAATTTGAGAGTTTAGACAGTTTAGAGAGGGCA